GTTATATTTATCATAATGCTGATTATATTGCGTTTTAGTATATTTGCACCGTAAATCAATTATTAATCTAAAATATACAATTATGGTAATATTTAAAAACGGTGTTAGCGTTGTTGGAATAAAAGAGGAAACTATTACATTAATAGCTATTCTTAATTGTTATTTTTATCTTCGTATAGGTAAGCCACTTGTAATAACATCTTGTACAGATGGCAAGCATATGAAGAATAGCAAACATTATAGCGGATATGCTATTGATATACGTACATATCATTTGAGTGCTCAGGAGATAAATATGTTGGTTATTTGGTTTAAAAATAATCACGATAAAAATTATGATATTGTAGTTGAAAAGGACCACATACACGTAGAATACGACCCCAAATAATATTAATATATAAATTTTAAATTTTAAATGTTATGCAGATGACACCAGAAGAGACAAACACCGTAATGAACCTAATAGTAGGTGCAATTACATTTGTATTAGGGTTGTTTATTAACCCACGTAAGAAAAAGAAGTAGTTTTTTCATAAGTGTATTGAGTATGAGTAATATTTGTTGCTGTGAGAATCCAAATCGCATAATTAACCCTTACACTGGTGAGGTAGTTTATGCTGCTTGCCGCACTTGTAACACTTGTTTGAATATCCGTGTTAAGAATTGGCGGGATAGAATAGAAAAAGAGTGTACATTGCATCGTTACAGCGCATTTATTACTCTTACGTATGATAATGACCACTTGCCATATTATCAACCTACTTATATAGATGAAGAAAATAATTATATATGGACGTCTAACCGACTTGATACTGACGATGAAATTGTAGGAAATTACCCCTTTCACCCTGTAGCACATTGTGAGGAATTAGACCATAACTGCGTACCTCATTTGTGCAAACAAGACGTTGTTAAATTCCTTAAGCGTTTACGTTCTGCAATAGATTATTATTTTAAAATAAACAATATATACGAAAATGGAAAAATACGTTACTTCTTCTGTGGAGAATATGGACCTAGCACGCTTCGTCCGCATTACCACGCTATCATCTGGTTTGATAGTGAGAAACTCTCAAAGATATTTGAAAAGTTGTTACTTAAGAGTTGGACGTTTGGTTTTATCGACTTCCAGTTTGTCAACTCAAGCGCACCCCAATATGTGGCGAAATACGTTGCTGGCTCTGCTCATTTGCCAGAGATTTTACAGTTTAAAAGTACAAGGCTCTTCCATCTTCAAAGTAAAGCTCCACTTATTGGCTATACGGAAGAAGACGGAGAAAGATTTCAAAAAGAAGTCATTAACGGAAATTATGGACACGTTGAATATGACACTAAAAAACAAACCTCTGTATTTGTCGCTCCTCCCCTACCTCTTGAAAATAGATACTTTCCAAAATGTAGGGAGTATCGCTTTAACTCTCGTGCTGAAAAATTACGAATTTATGCGTTTGCATACGACATTGCAACCGAGTATAAAATAGATGGAAAAGATTTATCTGACATTATACGCAGTCATTTTGATAGTGCAGTTGATATTCACTGTATGTATGCCTGTAAGCATTTTTGCGAAAAATATAACTCTACTCCAGAACGTTATGTAGATTTGTTACTTTCTCATTATGATAGAAAAGTACAATATCAACTCCGACAAATGTATGAATATCAAATTGACTATGTAGATAAGTATAATATGCCATTATACCACTTGTTAGATTTTGATTTAACATTTTTCGAGCGTGTACCACTTCATTATTTTATGTTTAAGGAAAATATGATAAATTATATATTTAATAGCTATGGTATTGATGACGAATTTATAAGAAAGAAATTGTATAGAAATTCGCGTGATTTAGATATAGGCGTTTTATTATCATTACATCAAAATAACTCATCTTTCTATCTTCATAACTTAGATTTACATAAAAAGATACACGAAGATAGTTTGAAAGTGAAAAAGAAAAACGATTTGTTGAATACTTTAAAAATTAGTTAATTATGGGATTATTTAAATTACCAAGTCCACATCCAAATTTGAGCCGAAACGGTTATGACCTTTCGAGCCGTAAAGTTTTTAGTGCTCCAGCTGGTGCGCTTCTCCCTATTGGTGTATGGGAATGTAACCCTACCGAAAAGTTTAGTTTCAAGGTAGATGATTTTGTTCGTACGCAACCACTTAATACAGCAGCTTTCGCACGTTGTAAAGAGTATTACCATTTCTTTTTTGTTCCTTATCGTGCTTTGTGGCAGCACTCTGATAAGTTCTTTACAGGCGTAACGAATGGCGATAGAATGTTTGACCGTCCAAGTTTTCTAAATCAATTGAGAGGAGACGAAGGCAATTTTGTACCCTCTTCTATGCCGTCATTTTATTTAGATGAGTTGCACCGTTTATTAATATCTAAAGATGCTGAATTGTCAAAAGAAGCTACTTCTTTAACTCGTGTGCCTGGAATGCTTTTTAAAACTGGTGGTGTAGATTTTGCTGATAAAATTGAAAAGTCAAAAGTAGAATTTGGAAAGCTTAATTTAAGTGAGAAAGATTCTTTGGGATATTCCTATACTTATGGCGCATTTCGTTTGCTTCATATGTTAGGCTATGGAATTGACGATAAAGGACGTGTATTTTATCCCGAAATATTCGAAAAAGCACCTGCAGATTTAGACCCAATGGCGAAAGCATTAACTTACTTTATTCCTCACAATTTGGCTAACCCATTTAGGCTACTTGGTTACCAACGTATTTATAACGACTTTTACCGTAATCAGCTTTGGGAAAAGCCAGTTCCATATACATTTAACGTTGATTGGTGCAATAGTAATGTAAAGCTTAATTTGTCAGCTGCTGAAATATATCAGTGTTGCCAATTGCGTTATAGGCATTGGGTAAAAGACTTCTACACTGGCGTATATCCTACTGCATCATACAATGAAGGTATTTTCAATCTGCCTAATTATACAAATAGCAACGCAAATATCAATAAGAGCAATGACGGTGTAAGCGCTGCATCTTCTGGTATAATATCAACAAGCGATATACGAGCAATGTTTGCATTAGAAAAGATGTTGGAAAGAACAAGAGCAGCCAATGGATTAGATTACAGTAACCAAATAGCTGCACATTATGGCTTTAAAGTTCCCGAAAGTAGAAGAGACGTTGCCCAATTCATTGGTGGTGTTGATAATACTATTGTAATTAATGAAGTAATGAGTACTGCCAACAGTTCTATTGATGGAACTTCAAAAACTGGTAGTGTAGTAGGTCAAGTATTCGGTAAAGGTATTGGTACAATGTCAAGTGGTAGAATTGACTTTGAAGCTAAAGAGCACGGTATGATATTCTGCATTTATAGTATATCGCCACAAGTTGATTATGATGCACGGCAATTTGACCCATTTAACCGTAAGTTCAAGCGTGAAGATTACTTTCAACCAGAGTTTGAAAATTTAGGCTATCAGCCATTAATACAGTCAGATGTTTGCTTTGGTGGTAGTCCTTCCAAGCCATTAGAATTTGGTAACGATATCTTAGGTTATACGCCACGTTTTAGCGAGTATAAGACTTCACGAGATATGTTATACAATGAATTTATGACTGGTGGCAGTTTGAATGCCTGGACGACACCACGTAATAACTATACTAAGAATAAGAAAGGTTTGACCGTCCCCGATTTGCTCATTGACCCCAACGTATTATACCCTATTTTTGGATTGAAATACAACGGAAAATCAGATACTGACCAATTCCTAGTTAATAGTTACTTTGACGTTAAAGCAGTACGCCCAATGGCAGTTAATAACCAATCATTAGTATAGTATGAATATTCGTAACCAAATAATACAGCAGTCGCAAACTATTGATATAGCGACATTTAATGAGTATCCACGTTTTGTAAACGGCACACCGAACAGTGTAGTTACAGCAGATACAACAGTAATAGAACAGTTATGCCCTATCAATCCTGTAACAGGCTTTCGAGATAGTGACCTTGTTCGCCTATTCTCTGAAGATGTATCTAAACAGGAAAAGGATTTAATTTTGTCGAATTTATCGGTACATTTTGGTAAAGGAACTCCGAAAGATTTGTCAGATGAGGAAATAATGGCGCTTATCCCGTCACGTTACGCAGGAGATGCCGTTGAAATCGCCAAATATAAAGCATTGGTTGATGAGTTGATAAAGGATTACGAAGATAGGAACAAGCCGATAGAACCTGTAGAGCCTACCGAGCCTACACCTACCGAGCCTACACCTACAAATAACCATCCATAATTTTGTATTTTATTCCCCCCTTTGTGGGGGTTTTGTTTCATTTAAAAATTTTATGTTATGGCAGGAGGATTTCCATTAGGAGAAGTAATATCAGGCGGTGCCGGTATTATAGGTAGTTTAATTGGTGGTGCATTTCAGAAGAGTGCGCAACGTGCAGCCAATAGAACTAATTTAGCAATAGCACGTGAAACAAATGCCCAGAATTACCAAATATTTCGAGAGCAAAACGAGTTTAACAAAGAACAGTTTAATAACTACTTACAGTATAACACACCAGGAGCACAACGAGCAAGGTATGAAGATGCAGGCATTAACCCATATATGGCATTAGGTAATATGCAGAACGGTAACGCCCAAAGTGCTTTAACGAGTGCTAACTCTGCACCTATGCAAGCTACCCAGGTACATCCAGAAAATGGAATGGCGAACGGAATACAAAGTGCATTGCTCAATGCTGCTACAATAATGAGTGCAGTCAGTGATGCAAGGTTGAAGAGTGCAGCAGCAGACAAACAAAATTTAGAAAATGGCAAGTTTGCTGAAAATTTTGCTATGCAAATGGCAGAAATGCGTAGTAAAATAGGCTTAAATGATAGTTACAGAGATAAGGCTAAAAGTGAAAAGAGTATCTATGATTTCGACTTCAAGTTTAAGAACGATACGTTGGCTAATGCTATGAAGTTAAGCGACTTATCAGTTCAGCAAGGTGATGCATTGTTACAAAAGACACAAGAAGAAACGAGGAAGATACAAATTGAATCAGATGTTATGCAATGGGATTTAGGACTTAAGAAGAAATATGATGAGGAGTTAATAAAGACTAATCTTGCTAATGCAATTGCTGATTTTGCCGTTAAGATGCAAGGTATTGCTGAAAGTAAAAACAGAATGCATAATGACAACATACGTACTAATAATGACACTAGAAGAGTAGGCATTGAGCAGCAGAACGCTGACACTAATCGTATGAATGCGCAAACTAACGCTTATAATGCTCGCACTAATAGATTTAATGCAATTGTAGGCTATGATTCTATGCAGCAGCAAGGACAGTTAATTGTGTCACAAGTTGCTAAGAATTACGCAGAAGCAACAGGCGTTATGATAGATAACCAAACACGTGGTATTTTGAATCGTATGGTAGTTGGTAAGTTGATAGCTGAAACTGAAAACATACAGGCTAATACCAAGAATACTGAACGTGATACTTTCTGGATGCCATTTAACAATATTATGAAACCTTTGTCAGGTATGGGTAATAGTTTCCTTAATGGTTATGGATTTGGCTTAGGTTTTTTCAAAAGATAGGATATTAATTATTATCTTTGCAGTGAATTTAAATATATGTATTATGAATTATGATAAATTTTTCAGGTATTTTATTTATACTGCAATTATGCTGTATATTGTATTTGCTGCGTTGTACTTAATAGTACATTATTTGTTTTAGAATTTGCCCCTTATTTTAGGGGCATTTTTGTTGCCTGGTCCTCTGCGTGAAACGCTTAAAAACTCACCGATTAGGTGTATAATCAGGGCAGGAAGCGGAGTGCAACGAGGCTGACGACGGGATATTGTCCCGTAACGCTTAGTACAAAAATATAGAGAGAGAGGAACGAACTCTCCCCTATCAACGCCGCCGGCAGCAGTTAGCAATAACGGTACGCAGCTTAATAGTATTCATTTGGTAACACTCTTAATCAGTTTTCACAAAGTGCGAGGACTTTAACCAAATTCTGTCCTCGTGCAACCACCCTTGACCTACTATACAAAAACTGACAGAAAATAATTTAAGTGTTAAGTGTTAAAAATGGTGTTATAAAAAAAATCGACTATTAAAATGGTTAAAATAGTGTTAAAATAGTGTTAAAACAGATTTATCTTAATGCTGATTAGTTTTGTATTATT